GAAGCTTGCAGAGCAGACAACAGAAGCTACGGTATGTGTTATTTAAAAAACAGACGATCTGGATTTTCATTTATGGCATCTGGTGAAACTGTTAACATGGCTACAATATCAACTGACGCGCGTTTTGGTATATTATCAAAATCAGGTGCTGATGCTAAAAAAATGTTTACAGACAAGGTAGTACCAATATCAGTTAACTATCCTTTCTTTTTCAAACCAATACAAGACGGTATGGATCGACCTAAAACAGAGTTAGCATATCGTGTGCCAGCTTCTAAGTTTACAAGAAGATCTATAGTTTCTACAGATAAACAAGAGGATATAACAGGACTTGACACAACTATTGATTGGAAAAACACAGGTGATAATGCTTATGATGGTGAAAAACTAAAATTATTAGTGCATGATGAAAGTGGTAAATGGGAAAAGCCTAATGACATACAAAACAATTGGCGTGTTACTAAAACAACATTAAGACTAGGTTCTAGAGTTATTGGTAAGTGTATGATGGGATCAACATCAAACGCTTTAGACAAAGGTGGTAGAAACTTTAAAAAATTATACGATGACTCAGATGTTACAAAAAGAAACGCAAATGGACAAACACGTTCAGGACTCTATTCTTTGTTCATTCCTATGGAGTGGAATTACGAAGGATACATTGATTCTTATGGCTACCCTGTCTTCGAAACCCCATCAGAAAAAGTGTATGGACCTCATGGAATACCAATCAAAATTGGAGTCATTGAATATTGGGAAAATGAGGTAGAAGGTCTTAAAGAAGACCAAGATGGTTTAAACGAATTTTATAGACAATTTCCTCGTACAACTAAACACGCATTTAGAGACGAGTCTAAAATGTCTTTATTTAACTTAACAAAAATATATCAGCAAATAGATTACAACGAAGAAGCATCATCTGCCGCTGTTGTAACTGCTGGAAGTTTCCAATGGGAAAATGGTATCATTGATACTAGAGTGGTTTTTTCACCTAACAAAAACGGTAGATTTCTTATAACATGGGTGCCACCAACAAATTTACAAAACAGATTTATAATTAAAAATGGTATTAAATATCCAGGCAACGAGCACATGGGTGCTTTTGGTTGTGATAGTTATGATATATCAGGTACAGTAGATGGAAGAGGCTCTAAAGGAGCTTTAAGTGGTTTAACTAAGTTTAGCATGGAAGATGCTCCTGTTGATCATTTTTTCTTAGAGTATATCGCTCGTCCGCAAACTGCTGAATTGTTTTTTGAAGACGTGCTTATGGCATGTATATTTTATGGTATGCCAATACTAGCAGAAAATAACAAACCTAGATTATTATATCATTTTAGAAGAAGAGGTTATAGAGGGTTTAGTATGAATAGACCAGATAAAGTCTATGCTAAATTATCAGTAACAGAAAGAGAGATTGGTGGAATACCTAACTCTAGTCAAGATATAATACAAGCACACGCTGCTGCTATTGAAACATATATAGAAAATGCTGTAGGATTTGATGGCGACAGTTATGGAGATATGTATTTTCAAAGAACGCTAGAAGACTGGGCTAATTTTGACATAACAAGAAGAACAAAATATGATGCATCTATAAGTTCTGGACTCGCTATTATGGCTTGTAATAAAAATAGATATGCTCCAGTTAATAGAACGATAAGAAAAACTATAGACCTTGGGATAAAAAGATATAACAACAAAGGTACATTATCAAAAATAATTAAGTAAATGAATATATACACAAATCCAAACAGTTCTTTTCCTAGCCAAGTTGTGCCGGACGAAGTAAAAAACTCGTTGAAATATGGAGAGCAAGTTGCTCAAGCTATTGAAGGTGAATGGTGGAGACAAGGTGGTAATGGAACTAGATTTGCTACATCATATAATAGATTTCATAGTTTAAGATTATACGCAAGAGGTGAACAACCTGTGCAAAAATACAAAGACGAGTTAGCTATTAATGGTGATATGTCTTATCTTAATTTAGACTGGAAACCAGTACCTGTATTATCTAAGTTTGTTGATATCGTAGTTAACGGTATGACAAATAAAGTTTTTGAAATAAAAGCTAGTGCTCAAGATCCAATATCATTAAAGAAAAGAACAGACTACGCTACAGCTATATATGAAGATATGTTAGCTAAACCTTATTTAGAAGAATTAAAAACAAAATTAGGTTTAGATTTATATCAAAGTCCTAACCCTGCAGGTTTGCCAGAAAATGAAGAAGAGTTAGATATGCATATGCAATTAACTTATAAGCATGCTGTAGAAATAGCTGAAGAAGAAGTTATAGATAATATATTAGCTAAAAATAAATTTGTTAATATAAAGAAAAGATTTAATTATGATTTAGTAACATTAGGTATTGGTGCAGTTAAAACAAACTGGAACAAAGCTAATGGTATTACAATTGATTATGTTGATCCTGCAAGATTAATATTTTCTTATACAGAAGATCCAAACTTTGAAGACATATACTATGTGGGAGAAGTTAAGTCACTTACTATTGGTGAAATAGCTAAAGAGTTTCCTGATCTTACAGAAAGTGAATTAGATAAAATATCTAAACAAACAGGTAACAGAGATACCTTATATGGTTGGTCTACTTACGATCCTAATACTATACAGGTTTTATATTTTGAATATAAAACATATAACAGTCAAGTATTTAAAATAAAAGAAACAGATCAAGGTTTAGAAAAGTCATTAGTAAAAGATGATAATTTTAATCCACCAGAGTCTGATACGTTTTCTAAAGTATCAAGAAAAATAGAAGTATTATATAAAGGAGCTAAAGTAATTGGTAATAATCAATTACTAAGATGGGAACTTGCTGAAAATATGACAAGACCTTTTGCTGATACTACAAAAGTAGAAATGAGTTATGCTATTGTAGCGCCAAGAATGTACCAAGGAAGAATTGAATCTATTGTTAGTAAAACTACTGGTTTTGCTGATATGATTCAATTAACACATTTAAAGCTACAACAAGTTATGTCTAGAATAGTACCAGATGGTGTATTTTTAGATATGGATGGTTTAGCTGAGGTTGATTTAGGTAATGGTACAAATTATAATCCAGCAGAAGCATTGAACATGTATTTCCAAACAGGTTCTATTGTTGGTAGATCATTAACGCAAGAAGGTCAAATGAACGCTGGTAAAGTTCCTATACAAGAACTAGCAACTTCTAGTGGTCAAGCAAAAATAGGTAGTTTAATACAAACTTATCAGTATTATTTACAAATGATACGTGATGTGACCGGTCTTAATGAAGCTCGTGATGGTAGTGCTCCAGAAAAAGATACTTTAGTTGGATTACAAAAAATGGCAGTTAATGCTTCTAACACAGCTACAAGACATTTGATGCAAGGTAGCTTGTGGTTAACACTTAGAACATGTGAAAATATTTCTTTAAAAATAGCTGATTCACTAAACTTTCCACTTACTTTAAATTCATTAAAAAATTCTATATCTACTTATAACGTAGCTACTTTGTCTGAAATACAGAATTTAAATAATCATGACTTTGGTATATTTTTAGAACTTGAACCAGACGAAGAAGAAAAAGCAGTGTTAGAGCAAAACATACAAATGTCTATACAGCAAGGTGGTATTGATTTAGAAGATGCTATTGATATTAGAAGAATAAAAAATCTTAAACTTGCTAATGATGTTTTAAAACAAAAACGCAAAAAGAAACAAAAAGAAGATCAAGCTAACCAACAAGCTATGATCAAATCTCAAGCTGATGCTAACGCAGAGGCTTCTGAAAGAGCTGCACAAGCAGAAATGCAAAAAGCGCAAGCGTTAACAGAAAGCACAGTTCAATTAGAACAAGCTAAATCTCAAATGGAGATACAAAGATTACAAACAGCTTCTCAAATCAAACAACAAGAGATGCAAATACAGTTTGAATACGATATGCAATTAAAGCAAGCTGAATTACAAGCTATGAAAGAAAAAGAAGCTTTAATAGAAGATCGCAAAGACAAAAGAATCAAAATAGAAGGTAACCAACAAAGTCAAATGATTGATCAAAGAAACAATGATTTGATGCCTATAGATTTTGAAAAACAAGGTACAGTATAAGTATCAATTAATTAATTTTATATTATCATATTATGTCAGAAACAAAAGAAACAAAGCCTGAGGTGACTAAACCAGTTGCTTCAGAAGGCGGGGAAATGAAAATGAAATCAAAACCTAAGCCAAAACAATTTAAAGCTACAAAAGAAGAGCCAGTTAAAATTGATCTTTCAAAAGTAGATACTTCGCTAGAAGCTAACGCTAAAGTTGAAGCACCTATAAAAGTAGACTTAACAGAGAAAAAAGAAACAGATGCCATTCAAATCGGAGAAACAGAGACGGTGGATGTGGGCGAACAAGCCGGAGATGGCAAGATCGTGGACATTGGAGGAACAACAACCGTTGAAAAGCCCAGCTCGCCTATTGAAGAAGTTACTGAGGTGGAAAAAAAGCAAGTACAAGAACCAGTAGCACAACCTAAACAAGTGCAACTACCTGAAAACATAGAAAAGTTAATTGACTTCATGAAAGACACAGGTGGTACAGTTCAAGACTATGCTAGATTAAATGCAGATTATTCAAATGTTAATGAAGATGCATTATTAAAAGAATACTATAAAAAAGCTAAACCACATTTAGACGCAGAAGAGGTTGATTTTGTGTTGGAAGAAGCATTTAGTTTTGACACAGATATTGATGAAGAGCGAGACATCAAAAAGAAAAAACTCGCTAAGAAGGAAGCTGTTGTAGAAGCACGTGAATTTTTAGAAGACTTGAAAAAAGAATATTACGACGAGATCAAGATGAGACCGGGCGTAAATCAAGAACAACAAAAAGCCATGGATTTTTTCAACCGTTACAACGACGAACAACAATTAGCTACGCAAAAGCATGAGCAATTTATTGACAACACTAAACAGTTTTTTACCGATGATTTCAAAGGTTTTGATTTCGAAGTTGGTGAAAAAAGATTTAGATACGGTGTTAAAGATCCAAATGCGGTTGCAGAAAATCAGTCAAATTTAAATAACTTTGTCGGGAAGTTCCTAGACACAGAAGGTAATGTTAAAGATACGAAAGGTTATCACAAAGCTATGTACGCTGCTCAAAATATAGACAAAATAGTAAATCATTTTTACGAGCAAGGGAAAACAGATGGTATTAAAAATGTAGTTGAAGGATCTAAAAATCCATCAGCAGCAGTGCGCCAAGAAGGTACACAAGACATATTTATCGGTGGACTTAAAGTTCGAGCTATAGACGGGGTAAGTAGTTCAAAACTGAAAATTAAAAAAAGTAAATTTAACAATTAAAAACTAAAAAAAAATGGGTGTATTAAGTCCTCAATTGGGAAGTATAGTACCTTCATCCGTACAAGCAACTTTAACAAGCAACTACTTGAATTTTGCTAACGGAGGTGGAAACGACTTCGCACAACAATATCTACCAGAAATTTATGAAGCTGAGGTAGAGCGTTATGGAAACAGAACGTTAGCTGGCTTCTTAAGAATGGTTGGCGCTGAAATGCCAATGATGTCTGATCAAGTAGTTTGGTCTGAACAAAACAGATTACATATTTCTTACGAAAACGTACAATGTCAAGTTGTAGGTGGACCAGAAATAGGTAACAGATTAACTATTCCTGTAACAGCTGGAGCAAACACAAATATTAGAAACGTAATATTTAAAAATATGACAGTTGTAATTATGGATCCTGCAAATCCTGCTTTTACAGTAAAAGCTATTGTTACTCAATCAGGTACTCAAGATGGTCTTGCTGCAGGTGTTTTTGATGTAATTCCTTACACAAGGGCTAACGTTAACACAACAGCTGTTATATTAACTGGATTAAAAGTGTTTGTATATGGTTCTGAATTTGAAAAAGGATCTACATTAGCAAATGCTTCTGGACAATCTATAGAGCCTCAATTATCAGTATTTTCTAACAAACCAATCATTATCAGAAACAGATACGCTGTAAGTGGATCTGACACTGCTCAAATCGGTTGGGTTGAAGTAGCTGCTGAAGACGGAACTTCTGGATACTTATGGTATTTAAAAGCTGAAGGTGAAACTAGATTACGTTTCGAAGATTACTTAGAAATGGCAATGATTGAAGGTGAATTAGCTAATGCTGCTCAAGCTGGAGCAATCGCTGGTAGTGCATTACTTAACTTTCCTACTGCTGCTGCTGCACCGGCTGGAACTATAGGTACTGAAGGTTTATTTGCTGCTATCAACAATGGTGGTAATGTACTTTCTGGTTACGCTGGATCATTACAAGACTTTGATGCTGTACTAGAGAATTTAGATTCTCAAGGAGCTATTGAAGAAAACATGCTTTTCTTAGACAGAAAAACTGAGTTATTATTTGATAACATGTTAGCACAACAAAACTCTTACGGAGCTGGAGGTACATCTTACGGTGTATTTGAAAACTCTGAAGATATGGCGCTTAACTTAGGTTTCTCTGGATTCAGAAGAGGTTCTTATGATTTCTACAAGACTTCATGGAAATACTTAAACGACGCGTCAACAAGAGGTGGTTCTGCTAACTTTGTTAACGGTGACAACATTGATGGTGTATTAGTTCCTGCTGGAACTTCTACAGTATACGATCAGTTACTTGGAACAAACATCAGACGTCCTTTCTTACACGTAAGATATAGAGCTTCTCAAGCAGATGACAGAAGAATGAAATCATGGTTAACTGGTTCAGTTGGCGGTGCTTCTACTTCTAACTTAGATGCAATGGAAGTAAACTTCTTATCTGAAAGATGTTTATGTGTACAAGCTAGAAATAACTTCGTATTATTTACAGCTTAATATTTATTGTAATATTTACCCTCGTAAAAACTACGGGGGTAATTATTACTCTTATATTTTTTTAACTATTTAATTATATTATATCATGTCAAAAACAAAAGAAAAAGAACCTAAGGCTAAAAGCACTTGGGAAATAAAAGATAGAAACTATTTTTTAACAGGAGATAAAGAACCTTTAACATACACGTTAAAATCAAGACACACGGAAAAATACCCGTTGTTATATTTTGATCCACAATCAAACACGCAGAGAGCGTTAAGATATGCTACTAATCAAAACTCACCATTTGTAGATGAACAAAAAGGAGAAGTTACATTAAAGCATATTATGTTCAAAGACGGGTCTTTATTTGTACCTAAAGAACAACAAGCTTTACAAAAGCTTTTATCATTGTATCACCCAGATTTAAACGGTAGATACGCAGAATTAAAACCGCAAGCTATTGCTGAAGATGAGTTAGTTGATTTACAACTAGAAATCATGGCATTAAACGCTGCTAAAGATATGGATATAGAACAAGCTGAAGCAATCCTAAGAGTTGAAATAGGATCAAGCGTTTCTGATCTATCATCTAAAGAATTAAAAAGAGATATACTATTATTTGCAAAAAGAAATGCTGAGCTGTTTATTAGTTTAGCTAAAGACGAAAATGTAATGCTAAGAAACTTTGGTATTAAAGCAACTGAAGCAGGTATTATAAGTTTATCTCAAGATCAAAGAACCTTTGTTTATGGTTCAAACAAACGTAAATTATTTACAATACCATTTGATGAAAAC